AGACTTGTCCTGATATCTATCAAATTCATTGTTATTATTCATAATACTATTTAGCGTCAAACAAAAAGGGACCTAAGGGTCCCTTTCCGATTCTAATTATACTAAAGTATTAGATTAGAATGATTGTGCATCCCAAGCATTTAAGCGTACAACGTTGCCTGCTGGACGTGTACCACCGATAATGCTTGAAGCACCACCGTTGTTACTACCAAACGCAACTGATTGACCACTTGCAGAAATGTCGTGTAATGCCGCAACACCTGCTGGGTTACGTACAATTAATGTACCTTCAAGGATGAACTGGTCTAATGAAGCGTCAGCATTACTGAATACTTCGTTGTTAGGACCTAAATCACGCAATGAACCCCATTGTAGAACTTCTTCATTCAAGAAGTAGATCTGGTTACCGGAACCAACTTGGTCCATAATCCAAGAATCAAAAATCTCGTATGTATAGTTGAAGTCACCTTCGTAAGTAGCGATTGTGTCACCACGCTCACTGTTTACACGGTTGATACTACGGCTTGTAGGCATTGTGTCAGACAAGTGTGTACGTAAACTTGTTGGGCAAACGATTGTGCGAATTTTCGCATTGAAACGTTGCTCAGCAACTGTTACTAACTGCTTGTATAGACTTGGTGCGAATTGTTGCAATGTACCTGTGTAAGAATAGAAACTTGATCCTAAGCCTTCACCAGTATTTGTCAATGAACCGCTTGATAAACTACCACCAACTACCCAAGCGTTTGCTGTAGATTGTGTTGTAGCATCACTTGATTCGTTGTTGTATACTGTGTAGTATGTAGAACCTGTTGCTGGGTTGAAACTGTGTGTACCAGCAAAACTGTTCAAACTACCCATACGACGGCCTAATGCAGAACTGTAAGTTGTAACACCAACAGTATAACCAGCAACACCATAAGCACTACCAACTGTTACGTTAGCGTTTGTGTTGTTTGGGTTTGCATCACCTGTAGGGTATGTGAATACAGTAGCAGGAATACCTACACCAGCGGCAATACCACTTTGACCTGAGTACTTAGTACCAATTTGGTCAGCACGTACGATCTGTGCTTCAACGTCGAACATTAATTCGATTAATTGCTTAACTTCTTGGTAAGCCTGTGGATCTCCACCAGACTGTTCAACAGCACGTGCTGTGCCAGTAGCACCAACAACTGTACTGAAAATCTGTGTGTAGTTACCTAAGTTGGCACGTGATTGTTGTTCTACTTGAGCAGAACTAACAGCGGCACCTTCTTGTTGTGCTTGAGTCTGTGGTAAACGGTAAACGTCGTTTGTCCATAAAGGTAATGTGGAAACTACTTTACGCTTTTTAGCCATACACATATTCAATACTGGGGTATCATCTTTAACACGGTTTGATACATCTAAATCTAAATCTTTAACAACGATATCGGTTTGGTATAGCCCAGTTCCGTTACCAATTGCTGTGGTTGAATTATAACCTGTAGACATTTAATTTCTCCTTATATTATGTCTTTTTATCGTCTGCCACGCATAGCATTCATCTTTGCTAATAGCAGATTATCAGCGGCCTTGCGGTCGCCAGCCTTGGCTTTTTCTTGAAGTTGCTCCAACTCTCCTTTGGCATTGGACTGTATACGTGTAGCACCGGTACGTGTAGTTAAGGCGGCAATACTACCACCTGCACTTTTGGCTTTAGGTCTGTCACGATACTTTAATCCATCTCTTAGCAGGCTGAGTATATGCTCATCTGCGGAAACAAGATCCAAGTTATCAATGCCAGGAACTAATTGCCCTTTTGCACCTGACCAGTTCTTACTAATCTTCTCACGTACTTCATCGTAAATGGCACTATTACGCAATTCTTTATCTTGAAAAGCCTTGCGGTTATTTTCAAGTTGTTCGCGAACCTGTTGACTACGTAATTCATAAAACTGATCTACGTTTGGCTTTAGTTGATTAATTTGTTGCCCCATAGAAGCAATATATTTCTCATTCTGTGCCATATTTGCTTGGATACGTGCTCTTGTAGCAGGATCTGTCGCTTGTGCCAACTGTTGCTGGAACTGGGCTTGGTAGCCTTGTGTCTTTACAATTTCATCGTAAGCCTTTTGTAATTGTGGCTTAACTGTAAATTCCATTGCCAATAAAAGACCTTCTGTTTCGGCACGTTTGTTTTCACGATATTCGTCAAACTCGGCCTTTTCGATCTTTAGTTGTCTTGCATCTTCACTGATTGCGGCACCTTGACCTAATATAGCAGCGGCTTTCTTTGCGTCGATTTCAATTTCTTTGCCATTGCGTTTGAACTTAAACTTAGCGTTTGGATGTTCTTCGGCAAATTCTAAGAAATCAATAATATCTTCGCTTGACGAGTCTGCTTGGCTTACAGGATCATCCTGGGCTTCTACTTCCTCACTTGCTACTTCACTATCTTCTGTTTCTGGTACAACAATTTCTGGCTCTACTAATTCGGTATTGTTGTCGTCTAAGACTTCTGTACCTTCTGGTGCCACAGGAGCAGATTCGCTTGCCGGCTTTTCTGACCCTGCTTCAGCGGATTCGGTATTTCTCATTTGGTTACGCGATGTCATTTCTTTCATTGCGGCCATCTTTTGAGCAATAGCGTCCAAACCACTACTGACATTTTCGACCGGTACCGTCTCTGGTGTGAGATTAGGGCGATCGGATACAATGTTTTCCATTGTTATTCCTTTTCTATGTTATAAGTTGGGCTCTTCGACTTTCTTTTCAGTCTGTTGAGTTACCACTTTGTTTTTCATATACTTGGCTTTTTTCAAAACCTGTATGAAACCGTCAATACCTGAGAGTTGATTAGTAAGAGCAATTCTCAGGTTATTATCATCTTCAGTATGCCCTTTAATATCTGTAAGGGCATCCATTATTTCTAACTGGAACTGTCTATAAAACAGTATAAACTCACGGTTAGATAAAATATTCTCTGCGTTTGATCCTATAGTTTTGACACGGTCTAATTGACTTGGTGTCATTGTTTTAAGATCATTTAAATTAGCCGCCATCTTATACGAGAAGGCGTCGACTACGTCCTGTTCAATCATTTCAAATCCTATTCAATGTAAAGTTATTTATACGCCGTAGGCACGTGCCTTGTGTTCTTTAAGCAATGCATAGCCTTCCAACTGTTTGCTTGCTGTGTTACCAGCAACTTCAGCCTGTATCTCTTGTGATTTTGTTAAATCCAATTGAGCACTTGGTGATTTACCAGTCATATTAGCCTGAATCTCTTGAGCACGTGCTGAATCCAACTGAGCACTGGCTGTATCTTTTTGTTCTTGCGGACTTGGTGTTTTAGTTTTAGCGGCTTCTTGTGCTTGTTTATCCATTTCCATAACTTCTTCTTCAGTTGGCAAGTAAATGTCTGCTTGCTTAACACCTAATACGTACAACATATCTTCATATGGCTTACGAATCTTCTTAAACGAAGCAGGAGTTAATACGTTTGCGGCAACACCTGCTGAAATTTCACCGGCCAGTTGTGTTTGTGCTTGTTTAATGATTTGTAAACGCTGTAGACTGTTCTCTTCGGACTTCATACCTAATGCTAAGTCAACGTGGATAGTCTTACGTTCGTTAAAGTTCATATCATCAAACGATTGGTAATCAATCATTTCGGCCTTTTTGCCTGGGTGGAACTCTTGTGCTAATTTCTTAACACCATAGTCATCTCCGTAAGCAACTAATGTACGCCAGATCAACCAAATAGCATCTTTCAAACCTTCAGCACAGTTCTTAACTGTATTGTCTTGAATAACTTGGTTAGGACTTAAGGCTAAGTTTAACTTTGCTCCTGAATTACCTGGATCCATAACTTCTGGATTGAATACGTCTTGTGGGCTTGTCATCCCAACCATAGCCATTGAATCCTGTTGCATACGTGCCATAGTGTTATCCAAGAATGTTGGATTACCCTGTGGAATAGGCATTGGATAAATGTCTGTCTGTGGGTTAAACTTACTGTCCAAAATAAAGATTGCGGCTTCACCGTCTTGTATTTCTTCGAAGTCCACGCGATCAGGCTTAACACCGATACGTGGGGTACTTTGCAACAGACCTGTTAACAACTCTGCACGATAACCCGATGTCATATACTCTTGCATAGGCACTACTGATTCAGCAATACTCATACCGTAGAAGTTTTGTGCCAAAGGCTTTGGACACATATTTGCTACAGGAATAAACTCTACTTCACGAGCACTAATAACATACTGTCCTGAATAGATTAATTCAACAAGTTCCAACTCGCCATCGCCGTCAATGTCATAGCGATTCCATACAGTAAGAACAGTAACCTGACGTGCTTCCGGCTCTTGTGCTGAGTAGCCTTGTGCTGGGAGTCCATTAATAGGCACACTATCACGAGCGTGAAGGGCCAAGTTATTGAGAAGGCTACCAGCCTGATAACTGCCCACGTTTGAGTATTCAGCATATACTTTAAACTCCTCCAGATCAATGTCCGGATATAATTCAGTAGCCTCTTGAATACTCATTGGTTTGTAGAATCCACAGAATGGCTGTTCTTGGATATCAATAACAGTTGGATCACACATCCAATAGTGTTGTGCAATAGGACGGAACTTGATGTTTAAGTTGTAGCCGGTTAGTTTGTATTCGGCTTCATACATTGTGTTACGACTGATACTGTCACTGATAGTATCTTCGCCATCACGTAATTCAACATTGTCCGGACCATCTTGATTCATTTGATCAAAGTTGCCTTCTGATCCAAGCAGGGCATTTTCAATGCGTTGGTTTAGATTTTCATCTGCTTGTTCTTTTGTTAAACCATTAACAAATTCGCCAGTTTCTTTAGCAACCTGTGCCATATCTACTGACTTCTTACGACGACTACGACGTTTAGCATTAAGTCCTGCTTCACGTGCTTGTTGTTCAAATGCGGCTAATTGATCTAATGTACCTTGTGTAGTTACATAGCGTGTAAATGATTCACGCATTGGAGCAATAAGCATTTCGCCATTCTTATGCAAGCAAGCATCCATTACCCAATGTTGTAGGATAGTGTGTGGATCATTGTTTTGGTTAATTAACTTGTGAACCATTTCAGTTGCTTGACGTGCGGCCGCTTCATCATCTTCATTGTCAGCAATGAATTCAAAATTGATCTCGCCGTTCTGTGCAATACCTTTAGTAATAACACTTGTAGCGTAGTCTACAACTGGTTTTACCACTGGATGGATATAGTCCAAACCGTTTACTGGATCTGTTGAATCAGTAACAGCAAGGTTTAAGTAATGATAATCACTAATACGATTGATGTTGTTCTTAGTAGCAAGCAAACGTAAGTTGGCGGCACATTTTTGATCCAATAAGGATTTCATTTTTACAAAGCGAGCCATCATTCCTGTGTGGCCGTTTAAGTTTGAGATGACTACATTTTTTAAATCTAACATATTGGATTAATCCCGGTTTATTGTATTATTTAGCGTCACATTACTCCACCGTCAGCGGACCAGGATCGTTTCCATACAGGACGATCTTGATCATTCTTCTTGTTGGCCTGTATAACACGCATATTGTGTTTAGCCGCCGCAAATCGTGCTTGTGGACTACGATCATCCCAGGGTTCAGCCCAGCCATTTAAACAGCCTAACAAGGCATAACGAGCAGAGTCAATACAGTCGTCAGGATCACTAAAGCGTCCTCGCTCATCTACGAAATAGTTTTGTGCTTCGCGTAGGAATTCTACACAGTTTTCATTAACGTGTAAGGTACCCAATTCCAACATCTGACGCATCATATTGATACCAAAGGCTTTGTGATTGGTAGTACGCCCTTCAGCATCGGGCGGATTTCTAATAGGCTCAGGATATACGTTTAATTCATACTGTTCAAACAATTGACGTAGACTAAGTGCTGACATTGTATAACGACCTACTGTGCCCGCATCTGGTGGTAAAACAATAGGGCATCCAAATACTTCAGGACGCATTAAGTGTTGTATCCAGTTTACAGGATTGGCTTCTTCTGTGCCCTTAACTGCTATTTGTGTATGTAGCCAGGCTTCTTGATTATTAGGATCCCAATACATTAGGCTAATTACAGTTTTATCGTTGACAAGTCCCAAGTCCAAAGCAATAACACGGTGCAAGCCAATAGTATTACGGAAGTCATAATCACCAGTTTTGTATGTGGGCCAGTTTCTAATTTGGAATACTGCTCCTTTACCCATAACAGGCACACCATTACGGCGAGCATCACGTTCGTGTGGAAGATAATCTCTTTCAAGTTGGCGTCTCGTTTCGTTTAATAAGAATGGTTCACCCCAAGGATCATATTCAGGTACATCATCCCAACTTACACGAATATGGACATACCCTTCTTCGTGATTCCAGAACTTACTAACTAGACCATTCAATCCCTTTAATGGGGTAAACGAACATAGTACTTGTCCTTGTGTTGTGGCTGTACGTGTTACAATTTCTGAAAAGAAGTCATCTGGTGGTTGTTCATCAAATACTGCTAAGGTAAGTTTAAAACCCTGCATTTGTCTAACTTCTTGTGTGTAGTTGGCAAATACCAAATAACTGTTGCTACCTGAAGCGTGTTTTACTTCTACGCCCAAACAGTTGGCACCATCCGATCGCATAGTATCAAACTTTATCAGATCTCTGGGAATAGCACCTGTGCCTATTTGTTCTCGAATCTTAACATCCTGTGTGCCCAATAGTTCATTTTGTAGAACCATAGCAACCTGTTGCCAACCTTCACCTGCTACCATAACAGTTACAGGTTTGTTAAAACGTTTGGCATCCTCGGGCCACCAATCTGGATACTGTCCAGTAAGGTGATAGGCTGTTTCAAAGCAAGTGCTGACAGTTTTACCAATTCGGTTAGCGGCAAGGATACCACGACGTTCTGCGGTGCCTGTGCTAAAGAACTTTAACTGATGTTCGAATGGTCGGAAGTAACGTAGTTGATTGTAACGCATATCATCCGCGACAGCAATTACCAACTCTTCAAACCGTTGACGTGGTTCAAAAGGCATCTGGTGAATCGTGTCGGGACGCAACTTATGCTTGTCACATACATAACGAATTGCTCTACGCATTAACAATGCTGAGTCAATCATTTAGAATCCTTTTCGGATTTCGTTTAATAGATATGCTGTGTTGGCTAATTCTTGTAACTCTACAGTCGACATACGCCAGGTTTCGGGATTGTCTATCAAGACTTCTCCACGCTTGTCGAGGCCTGCTTGTAAGCGTTCCATAGTCAAGCGTAAACAATGTTCAACCTGACCTGGATACTTACTAAGAAACGCATCACGGTGGACAGCGTTTACCTTCTGTAGAATTTTAGTATCAGCAACTAATCGTGCTTGATTAGCGTCGAAGCCCGGACCATCAACCATTATAATTGACTTCCCCAAGGATTGTCGATAGCGTTAGTACCATCGGAGATAACAAACTCACGGTCGATCCATACTGACCAATAATCTGATTTGTTGATCTTGGCCGCTTGCATCTTAGCACGTAAGCGTGTGCCTACTGGAGTATAACTGCCATTCTCTTTACGGATAACCTGTTCGCCTGTACGAGGATCAACCCATACATACTTTTCTGGAACTTCTTTACCAAACTTGTTAACACGGGTTCCAACAGCACGAGTACTAATAGGTCCAATGATCTCATAAGTGATCACGTTGTTGATATACTTGCGGAATACTACTTCGCATTTTTGACCTTGTGCGGCCCATTCTTGATCTGGGTGTTGGAATGTTTTACTGATGAATGATGCTACACATTGCTCGCCTACAACTGCCGCTGGACGTGCTGGCAGTTTCTTTAAGTCATCTATTGGGATTAGATCATTCTTGTCCAAATAAGGGTTTTCATTACCCAACAAGTATTCTTCTGGTTCTTTACCGTTAAGCACATCCATTGCTTTCTGATACTTAAACTTATTGCTACGACCTTTTAGGTTTAATACAATACCAGTTTGGTCAAATACAAACTTCTCCAAATCCTTAGCGGTTGGGAAGTCAGTCATTAATCCTTCAAAGTCATATAAAGGTTCAATATTTGTTTCACCTGGCTTAGGTGTTTCTTTAGTTGCTTTTGTGGTTTCGGATGCGGCTTTAGGTGGTTCAATAGCACCTGGTGCATCCGTTTGT